CCAGTTCTTCTTAATACCAGCCTTAATATTAAAGGTCAACCACTTCTTAATGATGAGGCTGATATTTTAGCCTGGGAAAAAGCATACAACTTTACAATTACACGCTAATCTGGTATAATTAATACATATCCTATAGGAGGAGAAAATGGCTGATAAAGGAACATTAAAAGCAATCATTGAGGTTGCAAAGAAAGAAGTGGGCACAATTGAAGGCCCTAAAGATAATGAAACAAAGTATGGCGCATGGATGAAGGTTAACTTCCAACCATGGTGCCAATCATTCGTTTCTTGGTGTGCGTTCACATCTGGACTAGATGCAAAGAAGTATCCAAAGTCTGCATCAACAGTAGCAGCATCGGACTGGTTTAAGAAGAATGAGCGTTGGTCAGATGCTCGTAACGATGATCCAACACCAGGAGACTGGATCTATTTTGATTTCCCAGATGATGGTGTCAATAGAATTTCTCATGTTGGTCTTTGTATTAAGAACAATGGCGATGGAACAATCCAAGTTATTGAAGGGAACACTTCAGGAACTGCAAAGGGAGACCAGCGCAACGGCGGAATGTGTGTAGAAAAGACTCGTGGTTATGTAAAAAACAACAATAAGAAGTTAATCAATGCTGTTGTTGGCTGGGGTCGTCCAGTATATGTTGGAGAAGAAAACACTCCTTTGTTAGGTAAGGTAAAGTAAATGGAATCTACTAAAAGAACACTATTAAAAACAGCAAGTTGGGAAACATTCCACCTAGTTGGAGTTGCTGGAGTTATTTATTTATTTACTGGTGAGTGGGAATACGCAAGCCTTGGAGCACTACTATATATTGGTTGGGAAGCGCTAGGATACTTTCTTCATGAAAGAGTATGGGCTAAGTTTGGAAACAAGGTGAAGTAATGAGAATTAAGATTATTAAGATATTTGTGTCCTTGCTTGGATACAAACTAGAAGATACAAAAGTTAATCTCCCTGTCTGGCAACTAAAGAAGAAATAGATGCCAGCGTACGAATATAAATGTACTGCAGGTTGCAACGATATCGTAGTAAAAGTTCGATCAATCAAAGAAGATGATCCAGGATACAACTGTGAGACTTGCAATGTTCCTCTGGAACGTGTATACTCTAATATAGGAGCAGTATTCAACGGTAGTGGATTTTATTCCACTGATAACAGAAAGCGGTAGTATAATGTTTACAATGGTTAAAGATGAAGTCCAACAAGAATGGCAACTATCACCACATGATCGATGTGACAGATGCAATGCTGAAGCCTTAGTTAAGGTTAATGGTATCGCTGGAGACCTATATTTTTGTGGGCACCACTACAATAAAGTAATGGACAACGCAGTTGGATATGACAAGATGATGAAGTTTGCTATTAGCATTCTAGACGAGAGAGAGAAACTACAGTGATAATTCAGTTTTTAGGGCTTCCAGGATCAGGAAAGACAACTATTGCAGATGCAGTTCGAGATAGAACTAATGCAATACATTTAAACGCAGACCAGATTCGTGCTGGATTAAATAAAGATCTTGGGTTTAGCCCAGAAGATCGTATTGAGCAGGCTCGTCGTATGGGTGAACTAGCAAGGCTTCTTGAAAATATTCAGGATAAGCCTGTCCTAGTAGATTTTGTTTGTCCTACAGAAGAAACTCGTAAGGCATTTGGAGATGCTGATGTTGTGGTTTGGGTTGACACAATTAAAGAGGGAAGATTCGAAGATACAAATAAACTTTGGGAAGACCCTACACACTACGACCACAGAATTGAAGTTACTGGGGATGACCACACTGATGCCCTTGCTACACGTGCAATAACTGTAGTACGCAAGTTTGGAATGGTAGATTGGAAAGAAGACACAGTCTTATTGTTAGGTCGCTACCAACCGTGGCATGAAGGTCATAGAGCCTTGTATGAAGAAGCAAAGAAGAAAGCCTATCAGGTTGTTCTTGGAGTTAGACATACGCAAGGCATGACGCCAAAAGATCCACTAAGTTTTAGTGATGTAACTAAATACATTCAAGAAGATGTTCCTGGAGCATTTGTGGTAAAGATGCCTAACATTACAAATATTTCTTATGGTCGTGATGTTGGATATAAGATTGAGCAGATTGAATTGGATGCATCTATTCAGGCTATCTCTGCAACAGAGAAGCGAAAAGAGATGGGTATTTAATATGGACAGTCTAGTTGTTTCGGATCTATTTAATGATGAAGACGTTGCTGCTTTAAAAAATAGCATCTATACATTTTTAAATAGTTCTGAAGCAATAGATATTTCTATTGAAGAAATTCGTGAGAACGGAAGACCTCTAGACAAACTACTTAATCAGCCATGGTCTGGAAGAGTTTTATTCGTTGCAGCAGATGTGATTCCTCATGAATTAATATCTAAAGTAACTAAATATGTTAATGAGAATCATAACAAAGACCTTGTAGTTGAGGGGGTTGCATTTACTAGGTACTCAAATAAAACTGGGGAGCCAAGACTTGCCCCTCATTATGATACAGGTGATGCAAAACTAACAGTAGACTACCAACTAGAATCTAACGTACAGTGGCCACTTGTGATTGAAGATAAGGTATTTACTCTTACGGATAACTCTGCGTTAGTATTTAGACCATCATACGAGGTACACTGGAGAGTTCCACAACTCTTTACAGATGACCAATACGTTGATATGATATTTTTCCACTATACATCTGGAGAACCAGAGCAAAATGTAGATCATGAAGCAAAGTCAAAGATTGAAAGATCATACCAAGATATTTTTAAAGAAGAGTTTAAGCAGGTTCACGGCTGGTGCTATTGGCATGGGAGCCGTGATTAATATGGTAGAAAACATTATTGCTATTATCGCTTCTCTAATAATTTCTGGATTTCTGGTTTATTTTATTAGCAACTATGGTGGCGATGTAGATGAACGTAACTAAGCAAAGATCAGCATTAAAAGCAATTACTTGGCGCATTATAGGCACGGCAGACACATTTGTAATATCTTGGGCAATAACTAAAGAGCCAGTTACGGCAGGAGCAATTGCAAGTTTTGAGGTATTTACAAAAACAATCCTTTATTACTTCCATGAACGTGGTTGGAATAAAGTTAAATGGGGGAGAAAATAATGTTTGAATATTATGTAAAGAAAGTAACAAAAGTTGTTGATGGAGATACCATTGACGTTGATATTGATTTAGGGTTTGATATTTCTTTTAGTTCAAGAGTAAGACTGGCTGGGATTGATACCCCTGAGTCTCGCACAACAGACAAGGCTGAAAAGGCTTTAGGGCTAGAAGCAAAGGCTTATTTGAAGCATGCCATAGACAATGCAAAGTCTGTAGTCATCAAGACAGAGAAGATGGACTCATCTGAAAAGTATGGTCGTATTCTTGGTTGGGTTTATCTTGATGGAGATACAGTTTCTATTAATGATAAGATGATCAATGATGGCCATGCTTGGGGCTACATGGGAGAAACAAAAATAAAAGATTTTGAAGCCTTGGCAAAGGCAAGGAAGAAGTCTGGTAAGTGAAAAGCGTTTTATACTTTACAGCAGACTGGTGTAGCCCGTGCAAAAAGGTTAAGCCAATTGTTGAAGAGTTAAATAGAGAACAAATTATTGCAAAATTTTTTATGATTGATGCAGATATTGAAAGTGAAATGGTAAGTGATTTTGAAGTAAAGTCAGTACCAACATTTGTACTTATTAGGGATAACAAAGAGGTATCCAGAACTACTGGGGCCAAAACAAAAGAAGAACTTCTATCTTTTATTAACGAGGAGTAAAGATGAATCCAAGACAGGAAGCGCTAATTGAGCACCTGCTACTACAGGATGCAATTGAAATAGACAGCATTGATAACCAAAGTGGAGAAATGCTATATAAGATTAAAGATAAAATGAAAGAGGTTAGCCCTGAAATTTTTCAGCAGTTAACTGATCAATATAAACACCACATGTTCCAGTTGATAGATCAGGGTCCAACAAGAATGACCTGGAGACTTCGTTGAATGAGGACGAACAGATTGAATCAATCATTGAGGATCTGATTCTATCTGGCGCACTTGAAATTGCGGGGATGGATATAGACACTGGAGAACCTCTATACAACTTTACTAGTAAGATGAAGTCAGTTAATGAAGAACTACATAATGATCTATACACATACTTTACCACAGAGACTATGGCCCTTTGGGAGCATGGGTTTATTGAGATAAACTTCCTAGATGAAGACCCTATGGTAACCTTGACAGATAAGGCTTTAAATGCAAAAGAAATAATGCAACTAGACAAGTCTGAGCAGTATACTCTAAAAGAAATAATAAGAATTGTTCTTCAACAAAAATGATATAATTAGTGATATAGGGGGTGTTAAATGGAATATTTTCTTGGGTCTGTAATAACATTTGCCCTTGTATTTTTTACTACAAAAATAATATCATTAAATAGTTTTAGCAATGATAGATTAGTGGTTAGGTATAGTCAAAGCCACATACACTCTATAGTATCGCCTGTATTGCCCCCACAAGAGGTTTTAAAGGCACCCAGGAAGTCTCAGTCAATGGAGTTAGAAGCAAAGACAAACATCAAGGTAATCATTGTCGATGGCCAGGCTTACTGGATCAAAGACAACTCATTCTTTGTTGCTGATTTAGAGGGTAAGAATGTTGATGGATCGACTGCACGTATAGTTGACACCATACATATGGATAAGGTACAATTAGATAAGATGCTGTTTATAATGGATAAACTAAGAGACGGGAAAAGTCATGATAGTGGGAGTACAGGGGACAAGTAGTTTTGCAGACTACAACGTTTTTCTTAGAGCCATGGCTGTAGCCATGTCAAACCTTAAACAAGACGATAAGACATTCGATCTATACAGTGCAGGGCCAGGCAATATCAATGCCATGGTGTCAGAATTTGTTAATTTGTCTGAAAGAGGAATGAAGGCAAGAGGCAAAAAAATTAAATATCATATGGTTCCGCCAAGCGAGATTGATGAAAAGATGTATGTTGCTGGAATTGATTACTTTGTTTTCTTGAGTAATCCTAATGAGCAAAAATCTAAACTGGTATACCAAGCACAACAAAATCAAATTGAAGTAGGAATTTTCCAATACTAAGGGGTATAAAATGATCGTAACAGAACTAAAAGACATGGAAACAATCGTGGCATCAAACAACTCTTTGTCATGGGATGGCTGGACAGTAGTCAACTCATACAAAACAGATAAGGCACGTACATCACAGTATGGGCTATTCAAGGATGGATCTTGGTACATGGCTCGTAGATTTAGTCCAACAAGGAATGGCTGGGATATACCCTCCAAGTTTGTAGGATAAATTGAATAAGCATTTGTGGAAAGATGAAGCCTTATGTTTGGAGTATGACACAAACATATTTTTTGAAAAGTATGAGGACCAACCAGAGTTAAGACTTGCAGTTGATAAACTCTGTTCAGAGTGTCCCGTAAAGAAAGAATGCTTTGCTATTGGTATTACTGGTAAAGAATACGGAGTTTGGGGTGGCATATACCTTGAAGACGGAAAGATATCAAAAGAATTTAATCGCCATAAAACTAAGTTGCAATGGGGAGATACCTGGCAGTATCTTACAAACGACTAAAATGTATACAGATGATATGCAAAAGGCTTTTAGATCAATCACCCCACCTAAAAACTTTAGGCTACAAATCATTGATAACGAACATTTTCTTACAGTAAAGGCAAGTGAAAAAGATTTTCTTAATCTTTATCATGACGATAAGATTGAGGCTTTTCAGTATATGTTAAAAGTTAAACAAGCACTTGAAGAAAATGGAGCGATTGTTCTTTTAGTTAGAGACGGTGGAAAGTAAATGTCAAACATACTAAACTTTATAGGTTTCTTTATTTTTGTAATATTGTTTTTTGGTGTTGTTATAGATAATATTAGAATGAGACATAGTCTTAAGAAACTTGAAACTAAAATTAAACAAGAGGTTCTTGACTATACTATTAGAATTGAAAATGAAGTTAAAGAATTAAAAGAAAAAAAAGATCCAGAACCAAAAGAAGATGATGGATTTTTAAAGTTTGTTGCAGACTCTAGAAACTGGGCATACGCCTATATTGAAAATGTACAGGCTGGGATATGGAACTTCAAACAAAGAGTCGGTGGCCACATAGAGTATTTTGATGAATATAGTAGCGTCATGGAGACACCTCTTCATCCCGCTATGAGGGATATAAGCCTTGCGTATAAGGAACTAATCAAGTTCATACCAGATGACTATGGTAAAATTGAGGAATGATAAAATTTAAGTCACACTACGATATGGCATATGATGCATTCTATTCTTGCCAGGTCGTAGATTGTGTACTTGAAGCAGAAAAAGTATACGGCACAGAGACAACAATAGTCGATGTGTGTTCAGAACATTATCTAGAGTTATCAGAAAAGGGTTATCGATGAAGGAAGTTTTTCTATCAATACTAACAGGTTTTGGATGCGGAATCGTGTTTGCTGCATTCAAATTACCAGTACCAGCACCACCAGTTTTTGCGGGAGTCGCAGGAATTATTGGCCTCTGGATTGGTTTTACTACACTAACACAAATTATATCCTAGGAGGAATAATATGAATGAACAAATCAAAGCACTACTAGCGTCATACGGAAGATCAGTACTTGGTGCAGCACTTGCACTATATATGTCTGGTGTAACAGATCCTAAGACACTTGCATACTCTCTATTGGCTGCATTAGCGCCCGTAGCAATCCGTGCAATCAATCCTAACGACACAGCGTTTGGACGTCTTCCAGATGCAGCAGAAGTTGATTCTGCAGTTAAGAAGGCAACAGTAAAGAAGGCTCCTGCAAAGAAGAAGCCTGTAGCAAAGAAGTAAATTAGCAAAAAGAAAGGGGGCCAATCAAGGCCCCCTTTTTTATTTTGTTTTTATTTTCTTAATATGTATTCTAGTTTAGGTTGGTAAGGAAAGTCAAGTGTTTCCATTCTTGCATCTCGTTCTTTTTGTGAGATTTCGCAAGCAAAGAATACAACAGTATATCTTGTATTTCCACCAGTCTTTTTGTGTATCTTGTGCTGGTAAGTATATCCAGATGGGAAACAAAGTAGGTCTCCAGCCTTTGGCTTGTACGTAATTCCAAAGTGGACAAACTCTAATTCCCCGCCTTCGTAATCATCGTTAGGATAGTAAACAAAAGATGCAGTTCTTGGTGTCCCATATGAATCATCAGGGTGGACTGAGAAGAACTCGTTATCTTCAAACTTAGTAATTCTAAATGCTTCTCTTGTTAATGGTCCAAGATCCCACATAAATAGATATGAGTCTACTACTTCTTCAAAAGCATCAGCCATCTCTTCATTGTGGTATACCCAGCAAGTACTTGCTTTCTTTCCAATTTCTTCATCATAATAATCTTCACGATCAAACTGGTGAGTGTCTTCTAATTTTTTCATAAACTCCATTGACTCAGGCCAAATATCACTATACACATGAATTCCTGGGGCAAGTTCTGTAAAACTTAACTCCTTGCCACGTCTGCTTACAGACTTCCCAGCAAGTTTATTTGCTAACTTATCTTTATCCATTTTATTCCCCCTTATAAGGCCAAACTATAAAACAATTATATCATATATCTAGTATATGAATTTTTGTGGATTTTTCTTTAATTTCTTATTGATCTTTCTAAAGCGATACCAAAATAATATTTTTTTAATCATTAAATAGGCCCCTTTCCCTTATCTGATCCATGAAAGAGTCTTTCCACCACTCGTGGTATAAAATTCCAGAATGATTATCTCTTCTTCTTAAGTCTTTGTCTTTAAATTTTCCAGAAGGTCTTTTTATTTTTGCGTACTCATCAAAATCTGGACGATCTAATGGGAAGTAACTTGGGTGATGATTACTAAAAATTAAGTTTTGTTTTTCTTCATAGTTCCAAGTTGAGAATATAAGTTTTATGTTGCTTGCATTGCAAAATGCTTCAAATAACTTCCATGCAAGGCTAAACTGTATAAAAGCATTTCTGTATTCATCTAGAGTTGTAACCTGATTAAGCATTGTATCAGGCAAATGCTTTTTATCTGAAGAAAAATTAAGTTTTTGCTGATATGTCCAGGTTTCTCTTTCACTTTCCCACACAAAATTTCTTGCAACATTTGGAAGCAGAACAAATAAATGTGTTGGCTTGCCATATTTTTTTATATATACTAATAAGGAAGATACAACCTTGTGCCATC